ATCCCTCGATAGCTGCCGCGCAAAGCGGGATTTATGGCTCTCTCAAAAGCAGTAGGATCATGGCAACGAAAAAGACGGCAAGAACCTACGAGGTTACGGTCGATATGACGTGGTCGCAGTCCTATACGGTCAAAGCCAAAACGGCGGCCGAGGCCCGGCGCAAGGCATGGGGAAAATTCAAACGGCGTCCTCCGAAATCCTGCTTTACGCTCATGGAGGACAGAATCGACGAATAATAATCAACGCAACAGATATGGAAGAGAAAGATATTAAGACGGTCAAGACCACGCGGGGCGAACTCCGATACTATCGGGATTGGGGTAATTACGACGGGGGTGTTGTAATGCTGAACGCCCAAACTATCGACCGCTACAAGGCGATCAAGAACGAGCATCCCGATGCTGATAAATGCGGGGTTTTCTTCGCTTTTAGCAGAGAACAGTTCGCCGAGGGATACAAGCATTTGGTAGAACTCGGACACATCAAAGACGGCGATAAAATATGCCAAGATAAGGACACGGGAGCTTTCGGTACAAAGGACGGACTTGCGGCATTCTTCAAGTTCTACGACGATAGCCGGGCGGCTATCCCGAAAGAATGCGATCCGCAGGAGGTTTATTTCTACGAATACAATAACCACGAGTGCATGATCGCATGGGATGGTGATAAAGAAGCCTATGACCTTATCGTCGGGTATTGGGGTGAGGAAGTAGCAAAGACTATTGAACGATTATAAATTAAAATTCAACGCATTATGGAAACGACATTGAACAACAAATTTTTCGACTTCGAGAAAGCAAAGGTGCAGACCCTCTCCCTCGATCAACTGGCGCGAACCCACAAGGAGAACGACATCTACGGCAAGCCGCTACGGGGCATTTACCACTATGATTTGCTGAATCAGATTATCGGCATGTGCAACGCGCAGAATTATGATGTCGAGGTTTACGACCTCTTTGCAGCGCAGAATAAAGACCGCAATACTCCGGGTGTCGTCCTCTTGCCGCAGGTAGAGGCCCAATACGGAGAGCGGGCCGTCGAAGCGCATATCCTCCGTCGGGTATTCGCCAACATTCGCATCACGAATTTCGATGATGCAGATCATACGACCAATCTTGCCGTCGCATTTCATCAGAAAGGAATACAGGTCGGATTCGGCAATATGGTGATGATCTGCCACAACCAATGTATGCTCTGCGCGGATCAATATATCTCGACCTATTCGGAGAAAGGACAGGGACGGGGCAATGGCGTAACGATTCCCGAAATCCTCGACATCGTGAAGTCATGGATCGTCGATGCCCGCCGAATCGTCGTTACCGAGCGGGAGAAGATCGAGCGGATGAAGCAAATCCCTATCGACGCGCAGCAGATGTTTACGTTGATCGGGATGCTGACCGCCCTCCGCGTTAAATGCGATACTCATATCGCAGAAATCAGGGAGAACCGCACCTATCCGCTCAATCAGTCGCAAATCTCGCGGCTTACCGAGGATATGATGTATCGCTACTATCAGAACGGCAAGGTCACGGTATGGGATTTATACAACGGCGCAACGGAGTTGTATAAAGCCGATACGATGGATATTCCGGCCCTTTTGCCGCAGAACAGGGCGATGGTCGGGTTCTTGTCGGAGCAATTCGGAATTTAGCCATGTATCTCGATGCAACGTGCGAGGGTCTCCCGTCTTCAAAATGGGAGGCCCTTATGAAAGGTGCAAGGAGGGTCAGTTATAGGATGCTGGTATCGCGCGTCAAAAGCGAAATTCCGGAGTTGTATCGTGCGTTGGCTTTGAACCTATACAATCCGTGGGCGGATCAATGCAGGCAGACCGCCACGCATTTTATCCTCGTGCATTCGGCGATAGAGTATTTTATCCACAAATAGGGTGCAACGATGTTTGATGCGGGTATTGTCCTGAATATCGGTCTTATATATCGACGGGGTGCAATGGGTACAGCAACGACCCCTGCAACGACGGGTGCAACGATCCCTGCACAGAAGATAAGAATATATAGATATATTAAGAATATATAGATATATTAAAAAGATAGAGGGGAAGTTTTTTCGATGCAAAATTATAGGATCAACCATCGGGCAAGACCCTCGTAAATTCATCCTTTGAAAAAGAAAAAAGTTCCGCGAAAAAAGAAAAATGAAAATGCCGCCAATTTTCGAATATCTGCGGTCGGGTCGGTAGATTGATCGATTCTTGCGCGAAAGCGTGGCAGAACGCCGGAAAAGCGGTAAATTTGCACAAGTATTGGATTATGGAAGCAAAGAAGATAGTGCATTTGCAGTTCAAGGAGCCGTACAACGGCGAAACCGACTTCTACTTCGGTTCCCTGAAAGCGATCTACGATACCGTTCCTATCGGGGCGGTCGGCATCACATACAAGTCCCTCACGAATGCGACGAGGGGCAGAAGCGAATACGAGAACAAGAAAGTCCTCATCCGCATCGGGCAAATCCAGCGCAAGACGAGAGGACGGTCATTAAAATCGGAGTGCGATGGATAGCATGGTATATCGGCTGACCTATGTTGCGGATTCATACGATCTCGTTACGCATCTGTATTTCGTCGATAGAGCGAAAGCGGAGGCTATGTATCGTGAAAAGCTGGCAAAGGTTTCATTTTACCGAAATGGCTATATCTACCTGCATACGATGAAAGAAAATGCCGACGGGGTGCTGGATATAGACGAAGTGATAGATTCTAAAAATTTTTGATATGATAGGTGCGATAATTGGTGACATAGTAGGCTCTCGATTCGAGTTCAACAATACGCGGGATGGAAATTTCGCGCTGTTTTCCCCGGAGTGCAGCTTTACCGACGACACGATTTGCACGGTGGCGGTAGCCGATGCGATACTGCGCGGAGAGGACTATCGGACGAGCATCCTGCGCTGGTGCAGGAAATACCCTAATCCGATGGGTGCATACGGGGCGTCTTTCGCCTTGTGGCTCAATTCTCCCGATCCCCAGCCGTATAACAGTTTCGGTAATGGCGCGGCGATGCGGGTCAGCCCTGTCGCCTATGCGTTCGATACGGAGCAGGAGGTGATTCGGCAGGCGATGGAAACGGCGAAGATCACGCATGACCATCCCGACGGAATCATCGGGGCGATGGTGATTGCACGGGCGATTTACCTGATGCGGAGTTGCGATCCTTTCTGCGATGTTTTGGCCCTCAATCAGGCCCTCGAAATGGTTGGGATGTTCTACGGTGCGGACTGGGAGCATCACCTCATTCCGAGGGGTAAGTTCGACGAAACGTGTCAGGGGTGCGTTCCGCTGGCCTTTCATATCATCAAAGAGAGCGATTCATTCGAGGACGCAATCCGCAAGGCCATTCTCTACGGCGGTGATAGCGATACGCTCGGAGCTATCGTCGGATCGCTCGCAAAGGCCCGTTTCGGTGTCAATCTTACGACCATAGAGGCCGCGATGAGCTACCTGCCGGAAGATATGCGGAATGTTATTAAGAAATTTTATGCAACGTACTGATGAAAGAATCCGATTTACTGCAATACTGCCGCTATTATAAGGGCGAGCGGGAGAACCCATACGAGGGGAAAGATCAAAACAAAATGATGCTTTGGCTTTACGAGCGGACATGGGTTCACGACACTATGGCGGTCATTGCAAGAGGCGATGTGAATGCCTCTGAAAGTCGAAATCTCGACGAATATACTGCGGTCGGATTGGCAGAGTTCGAGAATGCGGACGGAGTGCCGATTACCTTGAAATCCCTGCTGTTTAATCGCTATGCACAGGGCAATATGTCCTCGTTGGCAGATTGCGTCGAACCGTTCAAGAAATTTTATAAGCAGTATTACGGTTAAGGGAGCGCAATAAACGCTCCCTTTAT